TTGTTTAATGGCTTAATAAAGAAGTCTCGTTCCGTCATTATTGTCAATCAATTATTAGCTACGACATCGTTTGTCATAAGGCTCAGTCTTATCTTCTGCAAAACTGCAGGGATTCGATCTGATGCACTAGATAAATCGAATGAATAGGTATCTTTACCACAACTTTCCTCGACTAAGGTTTTAAAACCTTTATCTTGGTCTGATGTTGCATCGGTACTTATTCCACGTAGTAACGCATACAAACTTGTTTGTATACGTTCAAGCGATAATTGACTTCAATAATCACCAATAGCGAATATTCTTGTCTTACCACCAGGCTCAGATGAAAATCCGAGTTTGCCAGTATGACAGGATACTCCTTCGTTAAACATCTCAGCTTGTTTTAGACATCAATCTGTTATTCAACTTTGATTTAAATCATTGTTAAATTCAGTTAATGCTCTTAATAAGTTTGAATCATTAACGACAGCCCTTGCATCATAGTGAGACGTAACTACAGCTGGTCCATTTGGACCTTTTGATAGTGTTGTCGTCACCTTGGACATAGGGGCTATTGGATCTCTAAGTTTACCTAAATATCATTTGTGTTTATTAGTAAACCTCTTTAGGAATAATTTTAATATCCTGTATAAGGTACGTATGTTAATGTGTGTTTCCACATCATTATCACGCGTAATCTCATCAGTTTTATTATAATCTATTTCTAAATGGATTTGCTCATAACCACGAACAATAGTTAGTGCAAGTCTCTTAAGTTGTTTATCACCGTTTATTAAAGGTTTTAAAACCCATAAAGGCTTAGGCAATTTAGTAGTCTTGCAGGACTTAGTGAACGGTAACGGTTTGCAGGGTAACTCTAGTAGGTAGTTACGTAGAAATACATAACATGCCTTATAGCGTTCCAGTGTGTATCGCTTTCCATTGTTCTTAATAGAACGTTGGAATTCTGTTTCATACTTGATCCAAATCTCTTTTATACATTGCTTTGATATACTTTTAATATCTAGAGAAGCGATTAATGCCAATCTATTTAAAGAAAGTTTATTCATCGTTTTGTATAAAGAGGTTTGATATCTGCTCTCCCGACGGGTTATCGCCG